GTGTGATGCCTGTGGTAAACAGAGCATCATATGGAAGAACCATGAGGGATTTAAGTACTGTAAATATTGCTGGAGTTGCCAAAAAGCCATTAATAATAACAGTTCACAGAAACCAAACGATTATAAAATCCCTCAGGTATCTTCTAAAAAGAAAAAGAAAGATGTTGAGTATCTCAAGTTGAGAGAAAGATTTCTTACTGAAAATCCAATATGCCAGGTCTCTGTAGCCGGTTGTATGAATGGTAGTACTGATGTGCACCACACATACGCTGGCTCTAACAGAGATGCTTTCTATTTGGTACAGTCTACATGGTTGAGCGTATGTAGAAACTGTCATGATTGGATTCATGCTCATCCTGCAGAGGCTAGAATACTGAACTATTTAAAATGATTACTTAAAATTCTGATTATGAAAAATGATTTAAAAGATGCATTAGCATTATTGAAGAAAATTAAATTCAGCAAAAACTACAACAAATTTTTTATGCTTGATGGTATTAATAGGATACCTGATTCTAAGCATATTCAGAAAATGGTTACTAGTATTAGAGCTATGGGTGTTATTAGACCAGTTATTTGTGTTCAAGTAAAATTTATGGACGGCACCAACAAGTTATATGTTGTTGATGGTCAACACTTATTTAAAGCTTTATGTGCAGAAGGATTGGAAATTCCATATGTTATTATTGAGACTCCAAATAAGATTGATCTTGTACATAAAATGGCAATGCTTAACAATTCTTCCAAACCTTGGACATTGTTAAACTATGTTAATGCATTTAAAATGTACATTCCAGACTATAATCAGTTGTTTGAGTTACGTGATATGTATGATATTGAGCCACTAATGTTGGCATCAATATGCACACGTGGTAATTCTTCTGTTGTTACTGGAAGTCAATTACTAAAGTCAGGTAAGTTTAAGGTTACTAATCCTGAAGCACAGGAAATGGCTAAAGCATTCAATGATTTCTTCTTAAAGATTGGTAGAGCTGACCGTTGGGTTAAGAAACAGTTTTTACAAGTATTTATGCGTGCATGGGGTACTTATGACCACAAAAAGTCATTAGCTAATCTTGATAAGCATCTTAAAACTATTAAAGCCATGAGTGATACTTCTTCAGCTGAAGAGTTCATTAGCGCAAATATTTTCAATTTAACTAAATAATGGAAAGAGAAGAGATTCAAGAAGAAGCATTAAAAGCTACAGAAGGGAGACGGAGATGTTCCGTAGTATTAGGCACAGGGGTTGGTAAAACCCTTGTTGGCCTATTGCATATTGAAAGAAATACTAATGCTATGCAAAATGTATTAGTAGTTGCTCCAAAGAAATCTATTTTTCAGTCTTGGTCTGATGATGCTGTGAAGTTTGGTAAACAAGATTTGTTAGAAAGAATTACTTTCTCTACATATATTGGATTACCTAAGAGAGATCCAAATGCATATGATTATGTGTACTTAGATGAATGTCATTCTCTTCTTGATTCTCATAAAGTGTTTCTTGATGTGTATAAAGGTGGAATCCTGGGTTTAACCGGGACTCCACCTAAACACAGAAATTCTGAGAAAGGAATGATGGTTGGACAGTTTTGTCCTGTTACTTATACTTTTAAAGCAGATGATGCAATTGAAAATGGTATCATTAATGATTACCAAATTATTGTACATGAGCTTCAATTAGACAAGTGTAAAAACTATCAGGTTCAAATGAAGACCAAGTCTTTTATTACTTCAGAACATGATAACTATAGGTATTGGGGTAATAGGATAGATTTAGGTCAAGGTCCTACTCAAATACTTAGAGTTATGCGTATGAAAGCTATGATGGAGTATAAGTCTAAAGAAAAGTACACAAAGAAGCTAATGGAAAGCATTAACTCAAAATGTATTGTTTTTGCCAATACTCAAGAACAGGCTGATAGACTATGCAGATTTAGTTACCATAGTGGTAATAAAGATTCTGAAGATAACTTAATGTTATTTAAAGATGGTAATATAGACAAACTATCTTGTGTACTGCAGTTAAATGAGGGTATTAATATACCTAATTTAAAACAAGGCATTATTATGCATGCATATGGTAATGAAAGAAAAGCAGCTCAGAGGATTGGTAGATTACTCCGCCTTAATCCAGATGACAAAGCTATTGTGCATATACTATGTTATAAAGATACAGTAGATGAGAAATGGGTTAAAGAAGCTCTTGAGGGATTTGACCAAGATAAGATAGTTTGGAGAAATTATGATTTAAAGTTAAATTAGCAACATGGAACTTCCAGAAGATCACAAACTTATACTGTATAATGACGATGAGCATAGTTTTGCTTATGTCATGGCATGTCTAATAAAATATTGTGGACATGACCCACAACAAGCAGAACAATGTGCATTAGTTGCTGATTTAGCAGGTCAATGTACTATTAAACATGGTTGTTGGGCACAGATATCAACAATGCTGGAGTTTCTTCAATCACAAGGTCTAAAAGTAAAAATGGAAGAAGTTGAAGGCGATATGCATTGATAGCAGTAATAAACCAGCTAAAGTACCTATTGAACAATGGGTAAAAGAAGGTGAGATATATACTATTATTAAAGTAGTTAAGATGGGATTGCAGGACGGCAAGTATGGTGTGCTTCTAAAAGAAGTACAAATATCTGCCGACTGTTTTCCATATGAGTACTATGACGCAGAGAGATTTATTCCATTAGATATTAGACTACACCAAACTGAAGAAGAAAAAGAAGAAATCTTAGAAGAAGCAGACTTAGAATTAATTTAAATTTTATGGAAGATTACACAAGAGAAGAGGTTCTTAAAGAGCTTAGTCTTTTAGATCAAACTTCCCGTAGAAGAGAAATTGTTGATCAGAGAAGTTATCTAATTGGCATATTAGCTCAGAAATTTGGTCTATCAGAACATGCTATTGCAAAATTGACAGGCTTAAAAAGAACTAAGGTAAACTATAACAAAAGATTACCTATTCAATTTAAAGATGATGTTATATATAAACAAAATGTTTATGTATACGCTCAACTATTTCCTTATGACTTTAGTAAAACTTATTCTATTAAATCTCACAGACAGCATACTGTAGTACTAACTGTTGAAGATAAATTAGGTAAAAAGTTACTAAAGATTAGAAACTTGATGGGTCATGATGACATTAGAGTTACAATTAAACATTTACTTGAAAAATCCATTAAATTATGGGAAGAATAAAAGAAATCTACATGCAAGTTATGCATGAAAATGATGGTCAAGTTCCTGAAGAGATGACCATTGCAGATATCATGAAAATGAAAGAATTAGAAATCTACAATTGGGAACAATATGAAAGAGAACAAGAGAAAATTAGACTATTCAGAATTAAACAAGAGAATCCAAGAGAGGTTGCAAAGATTGCACAAACAAGAGAGTACTGGGAAAAAGAGCTCCAAGCAGGTAAAATCAGAAGGATTGCAAAAGGTGAATAATGAAGAGGGAGATTAACCACTTTATTAAATATACTTTAGTTTGGATTAGTCAAAACTTAGCTATTCCTTTTTGGTCTATTGGACATATTCATCTTATGACTACAATCTATCAAGATATACATGAAATTATAATGTCATTAGGTATGAATATATTAGTAGCGTTAGGTTTTGTTATTGATTATAAAAAAAGTAAAAATGATTTACAAAGAGATTAAAGGAAATTTGATTACACTAGCTAAAGAAGGCTATTTTGATGTCATTGCACATGGTTGCAATTGTTTTTGCACAATGGGTGCTGGAATTGCTCCGCAAATGGCAAATGCATTTAATTGTGATTTATTTCCATTAGAAAATGCAGAGTATTCTGGAGATAAAGATAAATTAGGTAAGATTGATTATAAAACATTAGATATTAATGGAAAAGATCTTACTGTTGTAAATGCATATACACAATATGGATTTGGAGGTAGACCATTTGACTATGATGCATTTAAAAGTATTGTAGCTAAAATGAATTCTGAATTTAAAGGTAAACATATTGGACTTCCAAAAATTGGAGCAGGTTTAGCAGGTGGTCATTGGCCAACTATTAAACAAATGATTAATGATGGATTTACAGACTGTAATGTTACGGTTGTCCAGTTTTCAAATCAAAAAACTTAACAAAATGTGATTTTTAGCATATTTAACCGGTTAATATCCGATTATGTAGGCTAAAACCACCATAAATTGTGATTTTTTCACAAAAAGATGGATTAAGACATCATTAGAAAAGATAAGGGGTAAAAATTACCACATATGTTGAACATAAATGTAAACCTATAAGCTTACAAAACAGTTGAAAATTTAAACTTGTAGGCTTAAATAACAAGAACAATGAGTGAACCAGAAACAGGATGGGTAAGTGCTCTTATTAAGTGTGACTTATGTGGTTATGAATCACTGTCAGTACACCATGAGTCATGTGATAAGCTTGAGTGTGCTAACTGTGGGCGCATGTCTCACTATGAAGTTTTAGAATATTATACAGAAGAGTCATGAAGATAGATCAAGAAGATTTTAACCGTAAAGCACAGCATATTCTTGATACTGTTGTAAAACCACAGGTTGAAAAGTATGAACAATCTAAAAAACTAAAAACTATGAAACTAAACAGAGAAGACCGTAGAGAAGAGATGGCTGGTATTAGCACCATGGTATTATTAATTTTTGTTACTATATGTGCAATTGGTGCTACTTTACAAGTAATTTTTAATTTATTTTAAAATGGAAGATTATCCAAAATGGGTAAACAATCTTGTTTACTTTTTAGCAGGCATTGGCTTCGGTCATTTATTATTTAACTTTATATTCTAAGTTATGCCGGATATGTCAATGTGTAAAGGAACAGATTGTCCATTAAAAGACACATGTTATAGGTATAAGGCTATAGCAAGTGAATTTAGACAGTCATACTTCTTTGATCTACCTTACAATAAAGAAGAAGAGAAATGTGATTATTATTGGCCAACTAAAATTATGACAGATGGGAAAGATAATTCTTGAGTTTGATTCTATTGAAGAAAAGGAAGATGCAAGAGATGCATTAGATGGTCCTAGATGGAAACTAGTTGTTTGGGATATTGACCAAAAACTACGTGAGATAACCAAATATGGTTATGTTGACAAGAAAGAAGCTACTGATCAAGAAAGAGATTTAGCTGATAGACTTAGAAAAGAATTAAGAGAAATATTAGCAGACTATAATTTAAATCTAGAATAGTATGAGTGTAAATAAGAAAGACTACAAAATTGTAGAAGTACAAGATGGTTATGAAACCAAGTATGCAGTAAAGAAAAGATTCTTATGGTTCTTTTGGAAGTCCATTAAGAATCATGCAGGATTTAAAATTGTATATGACTCTAAAAGAGCTGCACAATCTTACATTAACTTTCTAAAGTGATAATTTCTACATATGTTAGGAAAGTACAGCGGATTAAGAGATTATGAGTGTTGTAGAAAAAGTCACTAGAAAGAGTATGATTATTAGACCAAGCGGAAGGAGCACTGATTACATTGCTCCTTCTTTTGGTCATGGCTGTTTGTATAACTGTACTTACTGTTATATGAAGAGACATAAGTCGGAAGGATTAACTGTAGCTAAAAATACTATGGATATCCTGACAGAAATTAATTCCCATGCATTCTTTGCAGATGTAGAGAAACCAAATCAGACTGGAGAATATATTACATATGACATCAGTTGTAATGAGGACTTTGCTCTACATGCTAAGTATCATGATTGGAGAACAATCTTTAAGTTCTTTAGAGATCATCCACTTGCTATGGGTTCATTTGCTACTAAATATGTAAATAAAGAGTTATTAACTTTTGGTCCTGAAGGCAAGATTAGAATTAGGTTTAGTCTAATGCCTTATGAACTAATGGAACATCTTGAGCCTAATACAAGTAAACTTTATGAGAGACTTAGAGCTGTTTACGAATTTAGAAATGCTGGTTATGAAGTTCATTTAAACTTTAGTCCTGTTATTGTACATGATAACTGGTTACAGCATTATATGAGTTTGTTTAACACTATAGACAGAATGGCCAAAACAGATGGCTGGGCTGATGATAGAGTTAAAGCTGAGGTAATCTTTTTAACTCATAATGAAGAAAAGCATTGGTATAACGTAGCAAATAAATTACCAGGTGAAGAGTTTCTTTGGACACCTAAGATACAAGAAGGTAAAGTATCTCAGTATGGTGGTAAAAATGTAAGGTATGAGCATAATAGAAAGGCAGACTACATAAAACAGTTTATTCAAATACATGATAGTATAATACCTTGGAATACCATCAGATATATCTTTTAAAATGGAAAAGAAAATAACACATGAAATGCTGGAGTTATCAGCAAAGATTGCAAAAGAGCATTATGAATTAACAGATAATGTAGATAGAAACTTAAACTATTTGTGGTATATGTACCATAAGGGTAGTAAAGTTGGAACATTCCGTCCTTTTGTATATATGGCAGAGTTACAACTGCTGAAGAGAATGGGCTATATTAATGACACTGAGATAAAAAACATGATTACAATGTTAGAATCCTCAGATGAAGAGAACCTGCATATGGTTACTCTATCAATTAAAAGCTTTAGAGATCTAAGAATTCAAGAACATGGTGAGTATAGTAAAGTAAATCAAGTCTATTGGAAGATTGCCAAAGACTATCCACATGAAATTCTTAACCATGAAGTATTCATGAAAACAATGTCACCAGCTAACAATTAACAAATGACAGAAAATGATTTAACAGATCTTGGCTTTAACAAAGTGGAGATCAAGGACTTAGAAAGTCAAAATGGATATGATTATTATTATTATGTACTAGACATATTTAACAATCTTTCACTTATATCAACAGACAGTGATATAGTAGAAGCTGAAGATGAATGGTTTGTAGGCAACTTTGATTGGCCTGATAAGAAATTTAAACTCCGGACAAAGGAGGAAGTTCTTGAATTTCTTCATTCTGTAGGTCACTTTTCTTCATAAGTTTTGCTTTTTCAGAAAGCATCGTAGAAAGAATGAGTGTAGATGCAGATTCCCAAGCATCATCAATTTCTTGAGATAAAACATCAAATGGCATAGTAGTCTTTAATATTTCTCCTGTACGGAGATGTATTTTACTACCTGCATCAGGAT